TCTGCTATATTTGAATTTAAAGCTTGTACCTACCATGTACCAGCCATGTACCTACCAAATGTAAGTACTTTGTATGTACCGAAAAAGATTCATGATTTGTAAAAAGACGAAAAATGTTCGTTTTGCACAAAAATAAAAGAAAAAATCCGCAAGAATTATGCATTCTTACGGATTTTTGTGTTTGGGCGTAGAAATTGATAGAAACAAGGAGAGGGGTTCATTTTTGGGTCGAGGGGTTCATTTTTTCGGTCAAGGGTTCATTTTGGGGGTCAGGGGTTCAACCCTGATTTTTTTGGCTTTTTCCGTGGATTAGATGCCGTTATAAATAAAATAATTCACGCAAACACCACTCCTTTCCTTTGTGCGAAAGCACCTGCGGTTGCCATTATTTCGTTTGTAAGCTCGGTGATATCCTCACTTGAATAGTTGTTGAAGTTGGTAATGTTGAGTTGGAGAACGAACCCACCCGGCTGCGCCTGTCCGTCAGCGAGTGAACTATGAGCGTTCACATTGATATCGCTTGGGAGCGACGTCGACAGATCAGCAGAGAGGTCATCAAATACAGAGTTGAGGTCATTCGCCATATGGGTAGCGGAGTCGATTGCTTCGCCCGCCGTTTCATCAATACCGCCTGCGAGACCTTCCATCATCATGTCACCAATCCACGCCATCTTTCGAGAGGGTGAGTGAATACCGAAGAAGTCGCAGATTCCGTCCCAAAGGTCAGATGCCCAAGAGGACACCTTATCCCAAATCCAAGAAGCAAGTCCCTGGATACCTTCCCACAGACCTCTTACAAGGTTTGCGCCGACGTCAACGAAAGAGCCGAGTCCATTCATCAATGCGCTGACGAGCGAAGTGATGATAGAGGGGATTGCTTTTACAAGTTCGATGATGATTTGCGGAAGGTTGGTTATAAGGGACATAAAGAGTTTGATGCCCGCTTCGATGAACTTGTCGATGCTTCCAAGCAGACCATTGATGATGCCGTTAATCAGATCTGGCAAACACCCAACGATGCTGATTATGATGCGAGGAAGCTCCGTGATAAGCGAAGTTAAGAGCTTGATGCCCGTCTCGATTATCATCGGTATCATTCCAAGCAAGGTGTCGATAATGCTTACGATGATGTCCGGGATGGCTTGCACAATCGTGAAGATGATTTCAGGCAAGGCACCTATAAGCGACGTTATAAGCGTAATACCGGCATCGATGAGCAACGGAACTGCGCCGATCACGGCGTTGAGAATGCCCTCGATGATTACAGGGATGGCTTCCACGATAGTTATTACAATATCGGGAAGAGCCGCCACCAGAGAAGTGATGAGGTGTATTCCTGCCTCGATTATGAGCGGGATTGCGTTCATAATAGCTTGAAGAATTCCATTGATAATCACCGGTATGGCGTTTACAATGGTTTCAATTATCGTAGGCAAAGCACCGATAAGGGCGGTTATAAGGCTGATACCCGCATCAATAATCATCGGAATTGCGCCGAGTACAGCGGTAAGGATGTTGTCGATAATCTCGGGTATGGCTGCGACAATCGTTTCGATGATTTCCGGCAGCGCACCCACAAGTGATGTGATGAGCTGTATTCCGGCATCGATTATCAAGGGAATGGCGTTAATGACCGCCTTAAGAATGCCCTTGATGATTTGAGGTATCGCTGCCACTACAGTTTTTATAATCTTCGGAAGTGCGCCGATGATGGATGTTATGAGCTTGATACCCGCTTCAATAATCTGCGGAATTGCTCCCATCAGGAAATCGAGAAGCGATTGAATCAACTGGGGGAGGGCATCGAGTAAATAGGGGATGGCGTTCAGGATACCCTGGGCGAGTGCTTTTACAAGCTGAAGAGCCGCATCAAGGAATAAGGGGAGGTTGTCGATTATCGTTTGAACGACTCCCAAGAGTGCCTGAACTATAGCGGGGATGAGTTCCGGCAGAGCCTGGGTAATGCCAGACACAAGGGTGAGAACCACCTGGAGGGCTGTTTCCAGGAGCTTGGGAAGGTTCTCAATGATGCCATCTGCCAAAGCCAATACAAGCTGAAGTGCGCCGTCGGCAATTTGTGGTAAGGCAGAAATAAGGGCTTCCAAAATCGTGAATATGAGCTGTGTTGCCGAATCCACAATGATGGGGAGGTTGTCAACGATTGCTTGACCGAGCGAAGTTACCATAGTAACAATCAGATCGAGCAACGTGGGCAAATGCTCCATAAATACATCGATAACCTTGGGGATGATATCGCCGATAACATCAGCCATCTTTCCAAGGTCACCTTGTGCATCATTGATGCCGTTTGTAAATTCACCGAGAAGCCCCACGCCGTCCGAAGCAAGCTCCGTAAGCACGGGGAGAAGAATAGTGCCGAGAGCGTTTTTCGCTGCAGTAGCACCAACGGAGAGGTATTGGAGTTGGTCATCAAGTGCGCCGTATGCGTTCAAAGCTTCATCGCCCAGAACATATCCGGCTTCTTTGGCTTCCTCACCGAGTTCTGCCATTCGTTCCGCACCCGCCTCGATAAGAGGGTTAAGCTCCTGTGCGGATTTACCGAGTATTGTCATTGCAATCGCATCACGCTCGGTTTCATTTTCCATTTTTCCGAGGGCATCGATGATTTCCCAATACACGGTGTCGCTGTCACGCATATTACCCTCTGCATCATAAACGGCAACGCCGAGTTTCTGGTAAGCCTCGGACATTTCGTTCATCTTGGGGGCAACGGGCTGTGAAGCACTTGTTACGTCAGCTTGCGCCGTAGCAAGGTTGATTTGTGCTTGTTCAAGGGCAATCGCTGCCTTTTGAACGGAAGCGGAAGCCTCACCGCTTTCCGCAAGAGCTGTGTTGTAAGCATCCTGGGAGGAGGCGAGTTTGTTTTGTGCTTTCTGTAAAGCGATAGCCGCTTTCTGCGCTTGCTCGGAGTCAGCACCATTCTTTTCAACGGCTGCGTTGTAAGTAACCTGGGCGGACTCTACGCCGAGCATCGCATCTTCGACGGCTGCATAGGCTTTTGAAACAGTCGCACCGCTTGCCTTGACGGCTTCATCATAGGCGATTTGAGCCTTTTCAAGGTTGAGCTGTGCGGTCTGCGCTTTTGCTTCTGCTTTGGCGAGTTTCTCCATATCCACGGTGGCTTCACCAACTACATCGGTTACTGTAGCCATCGATTTTATGTTTTTCGCCATCGACTTCGTGAGCGTTTCGGTGGAAACGTCCACAAGTTCGGCGGCATACATATACTCTTGGAGCTTATCAGTAGCGATACCGGTTTGTGTAGCGGTGGTGAGAACATCGTCAGCATAAGCAGCACCCTCGGTTGCCATATCAACGAGAGCTTTTCCGGCAGCCACGGCGGCAGCGGATACAGCAGCGAAGGCAGCAGTAATAACGGCAGCGGTCGCTTTGCAAGCCGCACCAAGACCCTCAAAGGAGGGACCGGCTTTGTCGGCTTCTTTGGCTGCGCCGTCTATCTCTTTGCCGAACTTGTCGGTAGCCTTGCCCGCATCATCCATACCCTCGCCGGAGTTTTCAATGGCGGCGTTGTTGCTTTTCAGCTCACGCTCCATACCATTGAGGGCAGCTTCTGCGTTATTAAGTTGTATCTGCCAAGCCTGGGTGCGTTTATCGTTTTCACCGAAGGAATCGGCGGCGTTCTTAAGGGCGGCACGGAGAACTTGGATTTTCTCCTTTTGAGCCTCGATTTGTTTTCCGAGGACATCATTTCTGGCGGTGAGTGCTTCGACAGATTTATCATTCTTGTCGAATTGCGACTCGACGAGCTTCATTTCCGAGCCGAGAACCTTAAAGGACTGGTTAATTTCAGCAAGGGAATTCTTAAATTCCTTCTCGCCTTCAAGCCCTATTTTTAGACCGAAGTTATCTGCCATTTAACCACCACCTTTCGTTAGATTCCGTCCGGTATGATATCGTCGATAAAATGCTCACGCTTTGGTTTGGATATGCCGTTAAACTGTTTATGGCATTCCCAAAGGTCGAGAAGCAAACCAAAAGGCATCAACCCAACCTCATCAATACTTAGATGAAGGTGGGCGATGCCGTAGTAAAGGAGTCGAGTAAATAACTCTTCGTCACTTACCCGACCACCGCGTTTTTTGGGTCTGCTTCACTCTCAACGTTACGCTTGGTGCCGTTGTAGAGAGCCTCGGTGATGGCGGTTTTATACGATGCGAGATCTGCCGGGACCGTCAAAAGTTCAACCACATCCTCGGTAAGGAGTTCCTTGGGGTCATCCTTGTGCTTGAGGTTGTGGATGAGAAGTGCCTGGTTGGCGAGAAGGGTAATAAGCCAAACGATCTCGCCGATAGCCATTTCAAAGTTCTCGGACTTCATCAGCTTATCGCCGAGGTTCTCAAGACCGCCGTAGCGACCTGCGATTTCCTTCGTTGCCTTAGTAGTGAGGACGAGCGTATAGTCCTCACCACCGATGTTAATGAGAGCGGTTCTGTCAGTTGTCATTATTCAGCACCTCCGCTTGCGGGATTGGTGTAGGTAGGTTCGTAAACCTCCTTATACCAGTTAGTGATTGTGGTTGCGCTTACAGTAGTATCGCCCTCGGTGACCTCTGCTTTCCAAGGGTGCTTACCGCTTGCATCCGCTTTGTTACGGCGGAGAATCGTACCTTCAATGGTAGGGGTAGAGAAGGTAATGCTATCGCCCTTGGTGGCAAGGTTGGTAGCGGGGATGCCGAACTTGACGCGGTAGAGCCAGTAATACTTGTACTTTCCGTTTGCCTTCTTGGCACGGAAGCCAACAGCAACAGGCTCACCACCATCTTCGGCAGCGGAAATGATAACGCCTCCGGCATCGATGGTCGAGCCGGTAAGGTCGGAAGCGATTTCAGCACCGAGGTCATCAATGCCAAGGGAAAGAGTACCACTCTTAAACTCCTTAACAATCTCGGCAGCACCATCGTCCGCATACAGCGTTGCTTCGGCAAGCTCTACCGAAAGGTCGGCAGTCATTGCCTTTGCCAGAGATTTGGGTGCAGCATAGGTTTCGTTGCCGTCTGCATCCTCGGTAATCTTGGCGTAGTAAAGTTTATCAAGACCGATTGTAGCCATTGATTTTATTCCTCCATTTCATAGTGTTTTGCGACATCCACCACATAATGGTGGTAGCCAGTTTCGGTTTCATAACCGATGTATTGTCTGCCCGTGATTGTAAAATCAGCGCAGATCAGAAGACGAACAATTCTGTTCTTGTCCGTACCATAGTTGCTTTTGCTGTACAGGGAGATGCGGGCTTCCTGTACATCGTAGGTTGGGGTATTATCAGCGTTCAAAGCAAACGTATCCACAAGCGGAACGACAACGATGTATTTATCGGGAGCCGTGTCCGTGAACACACCTGTTTCGAGAGGGATGCCGAGAGCTTCAAGCGTTTTATTAAGGTCTGCAAGGATGCTCATAATTTGCCGATTTCCTCCTCAAGTTTTTGTTTCATTGCCGCCTCACAAGCCGACTTTGAGCTTGATTTCGCAGGCTTTAAGAAGGGCTTTGCGGGCTGACCGTGCCGTCCGTATTCGAGGATGTTGGCAATTTTGGCGTTGCTTCCACCATCGGAACGAGGTTCGGCAAAGCCAATCTTGATGTTGTGATTGCCGTTTCGGTCAACTCTGGCTTTCGACATACCGAGGGAGCGTTCAAGTTCACCTGTGGAGCGTGAATCCACTTTGGTGTCCTTGCCGACAACAGAGGAGAGGTTGGAGCGGATTTTCGCCAGAACAACCTCACCCCCGGCTTCAAGCACACGCTCGGAGATTTCGTCGGTTTGTGCGCCGAGTTTGGAGAGCTTCTCAAGAAACTCATCGGGCATTTTGATGTCGACTTTAGCCATTTGTTGCCACCACCTTTTTGGCAAGAACCTCGATATACATTCCACGACCTTTCACGTCCTCAACCGAAGTAATGTCGAACTTCTCGCCATCGCAGTAAAGAATGTGGTCGGTCGTGATTGTAATACCGGGGATGATACGAAAACGGAAAAGGTCTGTTGCTTCGGAGAAAGCCGCCAAGTTCGCCCAACGTTGTGAGCCGTGACGTCCTTCTCGATAAGCACGAACAGAAGCTACACCCTCATATACGGAAGTGGCGAAACCTTCTGCATCTTTGACTTTGCGGAAAATACCAAGGTCGATAAAGGAGTTCATTTTGCCGAAGCTCATATTACACCTTCCAATCTCGGTCAAGTCGAAGGAGAAGGTTGACCGTGTTCCATACTTGTGTTGCCGCCTGGGGGTTATCGGCAAAGAAACCGCCTGTACTTCCGTCACGTGACTCATAGAAATGAGAGGCAAGCATAATCACGGCTTGCTCTGTGGTGGCGGGCATAGCGGTTTCTTTATAAGTGCCTTCGGGGATATGCTGATAGCTCTCCGCATAGGCAATGGCGGCGGTGATGTAGTTCTGCAAGAGGGCATCGTCAGCCGAGTGTTCAAGGATAAGATTTTGCTTTACCTTGGGAAGCAAAGTTTCCATCACCGTCACCTCCCATTAATTAGGTCGCAGAACCCTTCTGCTGAAGCACCTTGATAGCCTCGGGAAGGATGAGCTTACCATCGACACGCTTAGAAGCGAGGAAGCCGACCTGACCCGTTTCTGCGTAACGCTCGTTGAGACGCTTGAAGGCAACGCCCTGGCGGTCACCAATCCAGTAGTAGGAGAAGTCACCGAAAGCGATGGACTTTGCGCCGGCACCGAGTTCGGGAGCGTAGGGAGAGGTGTAGATGCGCTTACCGAGAATGGTGTCGAACTCACCCTCGTGAAGTGCGGGCTGCCAGAGGTACTGACCATTGGAATCCTTGAGCTTGCGGATTGCCTTGATGGTTCTGTCGTTGAGAACCCAGATAGCCTTCTTGCGGTAAGGAGACTTGAGGGAGTAGAAGAGGTCGATAAGCTCATCAGCGGTGATGGCGGTCTCGGAAGCTGCGGTTACACCGATTTCAGCACCGCCGACATCAGCGAGGATACCGGTAGGCTTACCGCTACCATTACCGGAGAGGAATGCTGCCTCCTCGGCGTTACCGATTCTACGAGCGAACTCGGTAGCAAAGTAGCTCTCAAGGTCGAAGGCGGAGTCGTTGAGAAGCTCCTCGGAAACCTTGATAAGGGTGGAAATCTTGTGTGCGCCGATGAGCTGCTGACCGAATACATCGTCGCTTTCGGGAATCTGACCCTCCTCATCAACCCAAGCCGCAGTACCACGAGAGGATACAACGGGGATTTTGTGAGAGCCGTTGGAAGTGGTAAACACGTGAGCGTGCTTACGGATGACGTTCTCCTCCTCAAGAGAAGTAATGAGCTTCTTCTCAAAGGTATCGGGAACGAGGTAGCCACCCTCGCTGTCGGTGCCTACCTGGAGAGCGTTGCGGATCTCATACGAGTCACGCTTTCTTGCGTGATTCCAGAACGCATCTCTGTATGCATCGGAAGCTCTGCCCACCTTGGTGTCAGCCTTGGGGGCCTCGGGCTTTGCGGTGAGGGGAGTGCTGGTTGCTCTGGACATTTCCTTATCCATAGCATCGAGTCTCTCCATACGGGAGATTTCCTTGCCGAGGTCGGTAATCTCGCTTTCCATGCGAGAATAAGTAGCGTCATCCTCGGCAGAGAGAACGCCCTTGTCGTTTCTGTGGGAATCAAGGAAAGCCTTGGCTGCTTCCCACGCGGTTGCACGCTTGGTGCGAAGTTCGTTAATAGTCATAGCTATTTCCTCCTTGTTAATATTTCAAAAGATTGAGTCGGTCATAAAGGTCATCAACCTTGCGACCGGTGGGTTGGGGTTCTTGGGGTTTGATTTTTGCTGCATCAGCAATCATTCTGTGGCGCAGTTTATTTACAAGCGCACACTCGACTGCCTTACGAGAAAACAGCATCGTGGTTTTCGGTGCTGCCGAAGCGTTCTCGTTGGTTTCGTCGGTTTCGGGAGTTGCGGGTGTTTCATCCGGCTCGTCTTCCGTGTTGGTAGGAGCGACGGGAGCTTCTCTTGAGAGAATGCCGTCGATGAATCCATACTGCAATGCCGTGTTCGCATCCATCCAGGTTTCCG